AGAAAGCAAGTTGTTGCTGCACTGCAGTATTTAATTCATATTGTTGTTCAATATATTTTTGCATTGCTTGCGCTCGACGCTGATCTTCTTTTTGCTGAAAATCAGCTAATTGACGTTGGCCCTCGGCAATTGCCTCATTTGCCTGTGCTGTGCTTTGAGTTTGAATTGCAATTTGCTCTCTAAACTTTTGCTCAGCAGGTAAATCTGTTTGCACAAGTTTTGTAATTAACTTGTCTTCCTTTGAAGCAATTTCAGCAAGCTTTCTTTCTGTGTTTAGTCGGATTACAAGCTGCTTGTCTCCGTCACGCTCGGCCTGAGCAATTTTATCTTTAAATACTGTAATTTCACCAATCTTCTTGGCTTCTAATCCAAGCAGTTGAATTCGCTCACGGCTTCGTTCCATCAACCGCTTTGCGCGCTCCGCTTCCCTATCTCTAGGTGGCTTAGGTGGCTTAATCGTGTCTCTATCCTGTTTAGTAATTTTAACTTTTCTGCTAGTCAAAGAGGATGGGCCAAATTGCCCTTCGCCTACTTGTCTTGCAAGATCAGAAAGAAGATCTAATGGAGCCGCTTTTAAAACTTCTCTGCTTTGTGGAAAGCCTCCAAGTCCCAACCCCAGCCCTCCAAGGCGCCCTCCTATTTCAATTTCAGTACCAATTTGTGCTTTGGCAGCACGTCTAAATCTTTCTTGGTCTTCAGGATTTGACAAACTACCCGCTAATCGGTCGATAGTACCCTTAGTAACTTGCTTTCCTAAAGTTGCATTCAGCACGTCTAAAAAGTTAGCTAAAGGCCCCGCAAGAAACGCTTGAAGCGATAACATAAGATTTTGCACTAAACGGTCAAATTCGTCTATTTCAGTTTCTAAGTCTTGAAAAGCTTCTATTCCTTCAGAGCCAATTTTTGATGCAAGTTCTATTGTTGCAAGTTCGGCGAGAGCTTCAACATCACCAAGATTTTCAAGCTGACGAGCTAACTCTTCTGAGTCTTTACTTGTAAATAAAGAACGTTCACGCATCAAATCAAGCGTTTCTCCAAGAGATCCAAATGCTTTTCCTGTTTCAAAAACACCATTAATAAACTGATCTATCTGCTGGCCAATAGCGCTAAACGCAATCTGCGCTCCAAAAGACCCTGTAAGGCCGCCTAAACCACCGCCAAGCACTGACCCCGCACCACCGCCAAATAACAACGGAAAACCAACGCCAAGGCCAACTTGCTCAAGACGACTTGATCTTCGACCCATTCCAGTTGTTCTTTGCCCTGTTCCAGACCCTCCTGTTGTTTTTTGCTGTATGCTTTGTTGTTCTTTTAACTCTTTAGTAATTCTCTTTTGAGCCTTTATTTCTTTATTAGCTACTTTAAGGCGTTCGTCAGCTGTTTTAAAAAGCCCTTTGTCAATAGCTTGAGATGCCTTGGTTACCTGCAGGCGAGCCTTGCTAACATTAAGACCTTTTTCTTCTAGTTTTCTGACACCATCGCCAACACTACGCAATTTTACCATCGCTGCAGTGCGACGATCAGTTGTATTAACAGATTGTTTTTCAAACTTTCCTATTTTGGCTATACTAGTTTCTATTTCTTTTAATTCATCTTTAATTTTTTTAGTATTAAGTTTGATATTGACTTCGTACTCAGCAGCCACGACGAACCCGAAGACATTGCCCTTAGACTAGCGCACCTTGCGGTACTGGGCCTGCTGACGGGCTTTTTCCATCTCCTTCTCCTCTCGCTCAGACTTCAACGTACAGTATGCGCTCCAGCCAAGCAGCTCCTCAGACGACATAGTTGCCCGGAGCTGACCCAGCGTCATACCAAGCTTTTCAGCGATGAAAAACTGTAGGAACAGGTAGTTGTCCTGTTCAAGCTTCGCTTTTAAGATCGTCTGATTCTTCCACCTCTTCCATCCCCTGCATCTTGCTCATAATGTCAAGAACAATACTCATTGGCAGGCGGTTCTGAATTTTGGCACGGTCACCGTCCGCAAAAAGCCGGTTGCCTGCCTCGTCTTCCGCCTTGCGGATCACCATCTGAATCGCAAAATCCAAGTTGTCCTCTGACCGTCCCAAATTCAGGGCTTTCATGGTTTTGTTGATCGAGTCCCGATCAGCAATGGTCAAAGGCTTCCAATACAGCTTGAGAATAAGCTCATCGTTTTTTTTGATGGCATAGCTGCTGCGCTCTTCAACGCTAAATGCCTGACACAGCTTGTCGATTGCGCGTTCGTCAGCCATAAATCCAAGTCAACTATGACAATATAGCTTATCCCAAGCGAGTTGCTCTAAATGCTCTATCTAAATCCGCAAACAAACCGCCAGACTGAGTGTAAACCTTGTACCAGTCAACTGAGCTTGCAGTTCTTCGCTGAGGTGGTCTGGTTTCACCATAAGTTTCGCCGTCTATTGCATCTTCGTTTACGGCATAGCCTGCATACCAAGCTAGGTTGCCAACATACAAAGCTTCGTTAATTTTTGCCCTTAAGGGCGGCAATTTTAAAAAACTGGTCGGCTTTTTTTCAGGATCGTCAATGTCTCGATCATTTTTTACAATCGGCTTGATTGGTTGCAAACCCAACTCCCACAATCTTCCGAAATTACCAGTCCACCAAGGGCCTTCACGCTGAAGGCTTTCAACAATCTCTGGGCCAGCAGCTGCACGTCCATCTTCAAGGAGCTTTTTAATATCTTCTGTTAATTGCGTAATTGGTTTTGCCATCACACCGCAGTAAACGTACAGCGAACAACACTGACAAAATGGCTTGTTCCTTCATCGGTTACAGCCGTAGGTCCAGTAATCTGCCCCACACGCGGCACAACAGAATACGTGTCAACATACCCAGCAGCATTTACTGACGTCAAACCATCAATAACTGACTCTGCTATCGCAGCCGCTGCAGCACTGCCCCTGTTCCTTGGCGTAAAAATGCCGCATTGCACCGTTCCAGCGTACTGATCGATTGCTGCGCCATGAGGCTGAATCGTAGCCTGATCAAAGTTGATCGTTACCAACACATACTTTTTGGTCTTGCCAGGTGTTGTAAATGGCATGTTGTCAAAGACAACCGACACAGTAGCGTCAGCAGTTGTAACTGCAGTGTTAATTGCAGTTTCAAGCGCAGCCCTAGCGTTAACAAGTGTCATTAGAAGGCTACCCGCAAAACGTACAGATACTTTTGCTTTCCACGCAATGTGCGAATGTCTACGATGTGAGCCACTCGCGTCGTGCCAGCATACGTCAAGCTTACCTCATCTTGAAGTGTTGGGCGATTGTTGCCAATCGTGCTAGGCGAAACATAAATCTTTGCTGCCTGACTGCTTTCAGAGCCTTCGTCGTCTGAGGTTACAAACTCGACAGGCGCTTTAATGTCAGAATAGATTGTGTCAGTTGTCGCTACGGCACCTGTCGTAATATTATAAGACTCGGATGTTTTTCTTGTGTAAGTAATTGTTGTGTCTAAAGCGTCACCTAGGTCAGCAACAACGCTTTTGGCGACACCTTGCAGAATACCATCAAGATCAATTGCCACGTCAGAACCTCACTCGAATAATGTAAAAATACTCTTGCTTGCCTCCATAAGTGCGAATGTCAGTAATTTGGCAATTATCGCCAGAGCCGCTAAGTGGCTCAACAATTAAAGTGTTACCTGCTTGCGTTATGATGCTTGCTCCACTTTCAGTTCCCACTGCTTCTTCAATATCAAATAAAACAATTTGATCATCTAGATCTGGATACGATCCACCGATCTGACTTGGTGCAATATAAACCTGAGCGGCTTGCTGCTCAGTACGCCCTGCCTCCTCAGCATCAATAAATTCAACTGGTGCTTTAAAAAAATAAGACGTCTGCGTTGAATCAAATTCACCAGTCGATACATTGTATGTGCCACCAGACTGTTTTAAAAATGAAATATCGACATTAAGACCAACGCCTAAATCGCTGACAACCGTCTTGGCTACTGAAACCAACGTTTTGTCTAACGCTCCAGGCATATCAACCCCTCACGACGCGGACAGAATAGCTACCGCTGCCGCCCAAACAATAAGCCCCAAGATAAGACTGAAGCCAAGGATAAACGTCGAATACGTTGTTGACAGTTCCAGTAGCCTGACTAGAAGTGTTGTACTCCACTTCCATTTCTCCGAGCTTAACGGCTTTGTATAGCCCCGTATCGCCGGTAGACCCTGTAATCGAGTCCGTGTCATTAGCCAAAGCGTTCGCTAACTCATAGGTAGCGTATTTAATGTCGTTGGGAATAGACGTACAAGTCAGCTCAACACGATCGACATGATAATTATTGCGGGGCCAGCTCAACGCTTGGCTTACGTCGCAACGATCACCATAAAAGTTCAAGGTATCAATCCAGCGCGTGGCTGAAATCAATGATCGATTTTTTTGATCGTCTGTTTTGTCGTCCCAGTTTGTGCTACTTGGAACGGTTTCAAAATACGTGTTGGCTTCGGCCAACGTTACATAGCTGTTGGCTGTCTCGCTCTTTAATGTGGCGTTGATCGTGGCAGCCATAGCAAAAAAAGAAAGTGGCCCCACCTAATGGTAGGGCCGTTTGTCTCGTCAGGATCAGGACTTAAGACCGTTATCCAGAGGACTGTTGACAAAGATCTCAACCATAGGAACGAGGTCGATGTCATAGGTGGCAGACCAGTTGCTGCCCGTACGCAGGTTTGCGTTGGTCGGGTTGTCAGAAGCAGAACCCCACTTGGTGCCCATCACATGATAAGCGGAGTGGTAGTCCACAGACAGGACGTCCTGCTTGGACAACACGTTGCGATCAGCTTCAATCCGAAGATCCTGCTGCACACCCTCAAGGATGGTGCCGGACTTCATCATGTAACAACGGAACTCCTGACGGTTGCCAGTAGAG